AAATCAGGGTGACAGAATTTATCAAATTGCTAGTGCCGGAAAACCCGGAAATGACGCTGGACGATTTGACCTATGCTGAGATTGAGTCGGAATTCCCGTGGACGGTACAGATTGCGCTGATTGAAAAAATCACCGAAGCAATCAGCCCGACCTACAAGGAAACGCGGGGAAACTGATAGGCTCATTGAAGTCGCAAGTTGAGAGCGCGATGATCTTCAATGGGCACACGAAAGAATCTATCGCGCAACTAGACGAAATGACGATGGCCCGCATACAGGTTATGTACGCTGACGGCATCATTGGCAACCAAGGAATTTTGACCGTCTTGGGGCAGTTAACGGCTGGTGTATTTAATTACATGCGCCCGGCGAATGCTCCCGATTACAAGCTAGCCAAGATTTTGGGTCTTGCGTATGATTACATTGTGCCCCCGCTGAGCAAAGAGCAGCAGCAGGATGCCACCCAAAACGCGCTGAAAACGTGGATGAGCGCAGCACCGGGGTTCAACCCGAACAGGTTCAAGAAGCATGACTAATTTTGTCGGTCGACTTGGGGTTACGCTAGGTCTGAACAGCGCGGAGTTCACACGCGGGATTGAAAGCGCCAAGGGGTCATTGCAAGCCTTGGGGGGCTTTGTAAAACAATACGGGGCGATTGCTGCTGCCGGTTTTTCTGCCGCAGCCGGGGCCGCACTGCGCTATGCCGACGAAGTTGTCGATGTTGCAAAGGCTAACGATGTAGCGGTCAGTTCAATCGTCCAGCTACGCAATGCCCTAGCCAGTACTGGCGGGGAAGCATCAAACGCATCTAAGCTGCTATCGAGCTTTACGCAGTACATTGACAAAGCCGCTGACGGTTCCTTTGAAGCACAGAAAACGCTGCAAGGCTTAGGCGTTTCGCTGCAAGACCTAAAAACGCTAAGCATAGATGAGTTGTTCAAGAAGGCCGCTTCAGGGCTTTCGCAAATGGATGACACCCTGACCCGAAACGCAAAAAGCGTTGAAGTCTTTGGCCGCGCCATGAAAGGCGTAGACGTAAAAGATTTTAGCGAACAAGTGAACAAGGTCACTACGGCCGATTTGAAAAGGCACGAAGAAGGGCTAAAGGCGGCGGCAGACGCATACGACATGCTTGCTGAGCGCAGCCGCAAAGCGATGGAAGGATTTGCGGCAACCATTGGGCCGGGAATCAAAGCTGCTATCGAGCAATTTGACAAGCTGACCGATGCGATAAAAAAGGCAGGCGATGAATTCCTGCAAATGGCAAAAAAATACGAAAAGCTTTTTGCCATCATGCCGGGTTTCAGGCTGTTCTTGGCCGGACAGCCGGGAGCAGAAAGCGGTCAAGGGTTGAATCAAGAGCAGCTTGCTGCTCAAGATGCCGCACTTGCGAATAGGCCCGGTGTCGGTGGCGCAAGAACGCCTGTGCGTACCGTAACTGCCGGCGTGAATAAGCCAGCAGAAGAAGCCGCAAAAAAAGAAATGGAAACCCGGCGCAGGGTTATGGCGCTGAGGGAACAGGACAAAGAACGGCAGATCAGAGAATTTGAGGAATTAAGGGAATATCAAAAAAAATACGCTGAAGATCAAGAGCGTGAACAGCAGCGTCTGTCGGAGCAAGCAGCGCGAGATATGGCGCTGAGGGAAAGGGATCGAGAGCGTCAAATCAGAGAATTGCAAGAATTGCTGGACTATCAAAAGCAATATCGAGATGAATTGGAAAGACAAAAAGCTGTCGTGGCTGAGCGCCGAACAATAGATATTGAACGCCAGCAAAAAGAGCGTCAGGAGTTTATTGAATATCTTAGCGCCCAGAAAAAGCAAGAAGTTGCAGTAGAAAATGAGCAAAGTGCAGCAAATGAAAGGTTGAGGCGCGAACGCCTAATGTTGGAGCTAAGCGAAAAAGCGCGGTTCATGAGAGCGCAAGAAGTGCAGCTTGCACAAGAAGTTTTAGGAATTAGATTCAGACATGCTGATGCGATTAAAAAAATAAACGAGAACGAGAATCTTGGGGCGGCGGCAAGAAAAAAAGCATTGAACGAACAATTGCATTTATCTCAGCAAGAAATGGATTTGGCGCAACAGCGTTTTGAGTTAATGAACCGGACGCGCACTGGGTCATTCCTTGGCGGTTTTGAGGAAGCTATGTACCAATCGGTTGACAATGCTATGAGCGCATTTAAGGCGGGACAGCAGACGTTTAACGTGCTGATGAGCAGCATGGAAAACGCGATAACGCAATTTGTACGAACAGGCAAATTGTCGTTCAAAGATTTGGCTCGCAGCATCATTTCCGACATTATTGCGATTCAAATGCGGGCGCAAATTTCGCGTCTGTTTTCTGTATTTGGTTCGACTGGTGTTCCGCTAACCACTGGGCCGAATCTTGTTCAACAGGAATTGGGCCCGTCATTCAATCGGTATTTATCGGGAGCCTTGCCACAAGCAGAAGGCGGGCCGGTGTCTGGAGGTTTGCCATATATGGTTGGCGAACGTGGGCCAGAGCTGTTTGTGCCGCAACGTAGCGGGGCAATTGTTCCAACGCATCAATTGGCAGGAATGATGGGCGGCGGTCAAACAATCAATTACAACGGGCCATTCATTCAGCAGATGAGCGCCATCGACACACAATCGGGTGTTCAGTTTTTGGCGCAAAATAAACAAGCAGTCTGGGCGGCAAACCAAAGCGCACAGCGATCACTGCCGATGAGCCGCTGATATGAGCCTACAAACAATTCTTTCGATCTGCGAATCCGTTGGCATCAATGACCAGCGGTTTGTAGGACAGACGCTGAGCCGCAATCAGAAGCTGACCACTTCCGAAATCTTGACGGTTGTGCCCTTTCAGTTTGAGTTGCGGCCGATGAATTATTTGCTTTATTCGCAAAACAGGACAACCCTGAACAGCTTGCGAATCCCGGACAAATCATTGCAGCAATACCTAAACTTTGGTCAAACCGGCTGGCTGAATTACGTCAAGTATCAGGGTCAAATGACCGGTGTTCAGATCGGAAATTGTTTGTGGCAGGTATCGAGCGCAAACAAGGTACTGGTGCTTGGAGCGTTGCCAGCGTTGGCATCGACTGACTACTTGTTCCGAGTTGGCGATTTTGTTCAGGTGGGCTTGTATTCGTACATCGTGACAGCAGATGTGCAGCGCGGTGTCGGCAGCACAGTCAACGTGCCGGTGCACCGTAACTTGATTTCTGCGCTTGTTAGCACCGTGTCTTGTGTGGCTGGCGAGTTCGGGACAACGGTTGCTATGGGCGGCACAACCTACACGGGCGTGACGTTTCCCGTGGTTCTCAGGGAGTACCCAACCTACAACCTAGTGCCCACGGCAAACGATTCTTTCATCAGTTGGTCGGGGCCGTTCAAAGCATTGGAGCAAGTGCTGTGAACGTCATTACCCCGGTTGAAGGCACAAGCAATATCCGCATTGCGGATTTCCTGCGGATCACGACAGTCGGTGGCACTTACCTGATGACCACTGCCCCCGCTAATTTAACTGTGTCGGCGGTAGACGCAAACCCGTTTCAGTCGGTTGGAACCTTGCTGTCAATCGGAGACATTCAGCGCGACATTAAATCAACGGCAAACGACACGACGATCACGCTGTCAGGCATAGACACATCTATGCTTGGGTTTGTTCTAGGGCAAAACGTCAAAGGCTCACCGATCCAGCTTTGGCACGGGTTTTTTGATACGAACGGGGCGCTAATCACAACAGGCGGCACAGGCGGCTTGTACCAGTATTTCAACGGCATCATCACATCGTTTGCAATTAGTGAGCAGTGGATGGACGAAGCCCGGATGTACCTTGGAACAATCAGCGTGTCGGCATCGTCAATTCAGTTGATTTTGCAAAACCGGATTGCAGGCCGCTACACGAACAACAGTTCATGGCAGTTCTACAACAGCAACGATACGTCGATGAATCGGGTTCCTTTCATTGAGACGATCAACTATCAGTTTGGCAAAGATGCGGCCCCAAATTCGTAAAGCATCGCCATTCGACATCCCGCAGATTCTTGACAGGCTGCGGGATTATCGCGGCTGTATGCCTTATGGCTTTTTGGCTGACGCTGATGACGCTGACCATGTGAAAGAATTGCTGACGCACCTGATGGCAGGGCAAGGTCTAGTGTTGGTTGCCGAACATGAGCAGCGCATTACCGGCATCCTAATTGCTGGCGTGATGCCGAGTATTTGGTCACCGAAACATTTGATCTTGACTGAGTTTGCCTATTGGGTTGACCCGGACGCAAGAAATGGCACAACAGGCTATCGTTTGTTGCGCGAGTATTTAGATGAGGCAATCAAAATGCGCGAAGCAGGGCGCATTGCAAATTGTTTTATCAGCAAGATGGTAAACAGCCCCGACCTAAAATACGAAAAGTTCGGTTTTCAAAAGCTTGAAGAATTCTGGGTGATGTAATGCCGGGATCAATTGTTGCGGGTTATGTTCTTGGGTTGACTGGCTACGCTGCAACGGCGGCAGCGTTTGCAATCAATATGGTTGCTTCCGCAATCATTGCGAAAGCGTTTGCGCCAAAAAGCTTTGGAACCAATGACGCAACGGCTAACCCCGGAAGCCCGACACAAATTGCCCCTGCTGGTAGCAACAAGGTTCCGGTGGTGTACGGCACGGCGTATGTCGGCGGCATCGTCACCGACCTAAGCATCACTAGCAACAACCAGCGGCTGTATTACGTCATGACCTTGTGCGAGGTCACGAATACAGAGCCGGGACAGACCCCGGACACGATTACGTTTGGAAACGTTTATTGGGGCGGCAAACGCTGCATTTTTGACGGCACAGATCAATACAAAGTTATTGGGCTGCTGGACGAATCTACCGGAGTGACAGACACGGCGGTAGCTGGAAGGATGAACATTTATTTGTTCCGCAACGGTTCATCGTCAGGCGTGAACACCGCGCAAACCGCAATACAGATCATGTCAAACGCTGATCTGGTCTATCAATGGGATGCGTCAAAGCTAATGAGCAACGTGGCATTTGCTATCGTTGAAATCACCTACAGTCAGACGGCAAATTTGACCGGCTTGCAGGCTACTAGATTTCAAGTCAGCAATAGCAGGGTCAATCCGGGGGATTGTTTCGCTGACTATTTGCAATCAACAAGATATGGCGCAGCATTAGCAACATCACAAATCGACTATACAAGCTTGACGGCGCTGAACAGCTACAGCGCAACAGCGGTCACCTATACAACATTTACGGGTGGTTCGGCGTTTCAAGCGCGGTTTAGGTTTGACGGTGTACTGAACACAGATGCGCCGGTCATGGACAACATTCAAGCAATGGCATCGTGCGCCGATTGCTTGGTCAGGTACAACGAAATTACAGCCAAGTGGGGCGTGATCGTGCAATCGTCTACCTATACGGTGGCGATGGCTATTGACGATTCTCGCATGGTGTCGGCAATTCAAATCACGCCGATTGATTTGTCTTCAAGCTACAACATCATCGAGGTCAAATTCCCGGACGGCACAAATCAAGATTCGTTTAATACCGCGCTGTACAACTTGGCAGAAATCAACCCGTCATTGCTTTACGCCAACGAGCCGGTGAACAAGCAAACGGTTAATTTGAATCTGATTAACAACAACGTCAGGGCGCAACTGATTGCCAACCGTCTATTGGAGGCGGCGAGGGAAGATTTGCAAATCAAGGTCAATATCAATTACTCGGGCTTGCAGTTGGAAGCCGGTGATATCGTGACCGTGACGAATGCGAACTACGGGTGGGTTGCAAAGCTGTTCAGGATTGCACAGGTGGTTCAGCAGTTTAGCGGTGACGGGCAAGTCACAGCAAGCTTGACCCTGATGGAGTTCAACCCGGCAGTTTATGACGACAAAAACGTCACGCAGTTCACGCCTGCGCCAAACACCGGCATCGGTTCGCCTTTGGGGTTTGGCAGCATCCCCGTGCCGACAATCACCAACGTGTTGCCTAGCGCGGCAATCCCATCGTTTGGCGTAGCAGTCACAGCGTCATCTAACGGTGTTGTGCAATACGCTGAGGTCTACTATTCCGCATTCGCAACGCCGACTGACGCGCAACGCATCTTTGCGGGCACAACGGCCGTCAACCCCGGTGGCAACCCGTACAACCCCGGATCAAGCATGGGCGTGGTCACGCTGACCGAGATTCCGCAGGGTGATTGGTATTTCTTTACGCGCATGGTCAACGCCTTGGGCAGCAGCATATTCAGCGCAGCGTCGAGCGTGTTGGTATGGCGACCGCTGACCTTTCAGTACGTCAACCGATACATCGCTGTTGCTTACGCCGACAACGCTACTGGGACTGTCGGGTTTAGCACAAACCCAAGGAACAAAGCCTATTTTGGGTTGTACAACAATACAACCGCAAACCCGCCAGTGTCGGCCAGCGAATACACATGGTATCAAGCCAGCAGCAATTTCGGCGCGACGAATTACCTGTTGTTCTCAAACAGGCAAAATCGCAAGTTCAGTTTTGACATTGGCGGCGCGGCACAGTCAAATCAGACCGGCACGTTTGTGCCAACTGACACGGCTAAATTCGATACATCGTTGTGGTCGGGTTTGCCGGACGGCAACAATTACATAGACTTGGATGCGCGAACAGGTCAGCTTACCCGAGTTGGCACAACGGCCGTGAGCAGCGCAGACGGGTTGTTGAACATCACGAACAACACGAACGGTTCGATGGTTGTGTCGTTAGAGCGATTCCTAAATTTTGGTTCGGGTGTTTACAGCAAGACCTTCAACGCGGCCACATTGACGATTGACATTTATGGTCGTGTGGTCGGGTTCACTCAGCCCGATGCGTTTTATTTCACAGAAAATATTTTCACAGCAACAGGCGGGCAAACAAGTTTTGCGGTGACGCACGTTGTCGGCAATGTTTTGGTCTATCGCAACGGGGTTTTGCTTAGCACTAGCGAATACACCGAAACCACAACAACGGTGGTCATGAACAACGCCTGCGCGGCCGGTGAAACAGTGGTTGTCCTCAATATGCGGGCGGTCAGCACAGATGCGTTTTATGAGCCGCTGCAAACCACGGTCAGCAGTGTAGGCAGCAGCAGCGTTGTGTATGGCGATGCGCCTTATCAGTTGATTGAAGCTGGCAACGTCATCACGTTTGCCAACACGGGTTCGCCTACGCAATACACCGTGTCGAGCGTAAACACAACAACCAAGACCATCACGTTTACGACAACGCTGGCTGGTGTGACGGCAGGTTTGCAGATTTATCGCTACAGAGCAGCGGGCAGCGCGTACAGGCCATTCAGCCGGGTAGAAGTGGACGTGACGGGGGTGTCAACATACACGCCAACAGAAATTTCGGTGCTGAATGGGTTTGAATTGCTGTTCATCAACGGCACATCGTTGAACGAAATTGATTATGACCTGACACCCCCGGCGCTAGGCGGTTTCCCCGGCGCGTTAACCGGCCGTTTTGTGATCGTGCAAATGGCGGCAAATAATCTTGGAGTGCCTGCGTCGAACATCACAAACACCGTGGCTTATTCTACGAACGGGGCTTTGTCCTACACGTTCCCGAACAACCCGTTGTCGATGCAACTGTACGCAAACGGCGCATTGTTTGCCAAGGGTAGTGGCTACGATTACACTGCGACTACAGCGGGATACAACCTGACAAGCGCCATCAACAATAATTTCACCCTGCTGAATCAGCAGACCTTTGCCCGAGATGGAGCAGCGTAAGGACAAC